TAATTGTATAGTTTCTTGTGCTTTCCACCAATACTCTGGTGTTTTCCATTCACCCATTTGTTTAACTCTTATGATTGGGGATTGTGCAAAGACCATTCCAAACATAACTGCTGTCATAACTATATTTTTAATAAAACGAAACATTGTTTTCTCCGTTGGTTTAATTCAATAATAAATATAAAGTTGTTAAAAATTACGAATCGAATCTAACGATAAATGTAGTCTCAAAATCATCAGATAATTTAATAGGTTTTGCTAATTTTGCGTGAACTAATAGTTCTTCATTTTCGTTATACAACCCTAATTGTGTAACATAAGGTCTAAATTCTGAGTGTGTTGTGAAATTTAGTGATTCTGTTGTAGCGTTATAAAATGTTTTTAAACTTCCTGTTCCTTGTCCACTTGGACTATCACCTGGTGGTAAGAAGTTAGACATTGAGACCGTACCTAATGGTAAGGTTAAACTACCACTACGACCTGGCGTAGCACTAATGTTAGTTGTTGCATTGAACTCGAATGGTTTAGCAATCAGACGATACTCATACTCATAATGAGTTTGTGTTGATTTGTATTTTAAAGTGTAACCTGTAACATCTCTTGCATAAGAACCTGTATCGGTTAGTGCCAATAATCCTTGTGAATAAAATACATTACCTACTTCTGAACCACTACCACGAGTTGCTGCTGCTGTTGAAACTCCTTGTGCTCTATTAAATGAACTTGATTTAAATGCTGCAAAACTTGCAGAATATGTGTTGTCATATAGATTTCCGTCTCCGTCGTCTTTGATTGTATATGTTTTACCACCTGTGGTTAAACTTAAATCAATTGATTCTGGCTTTATTTCTTCTCCAAAAACATCTCTTGATACATTGATAATTGAAGACGATGTGTGAAGTTCTCTATTTTGTTTTGTGCTATCATAACCACTAAAAACATTAAATGGTTTAGAGATATCTTTGTAAAATAGTTTGTTGATTGTGTGCCAAGTTGGTAACGCGAAATATCTTGTTGTTACTGAACCTGATACTATTGATGTTGTTGAGTCTGATGAACTGACATAACTGAACATAGAACCACTACGAGCCTTTACTAACCAAACTCCACTTCCACTATCATTATTAGTAAAAGTAAAGTTCTTAAACGACTTGAAAGGTTTAATTGAAATATCTTTTGGGTCAAGATTTTTTAGCATTTTTAAATCCTAAAAATCAAGTTTCACTTTTATAATAGCTTCCCTTGCGTATGAATTTAATAATGGTTTTGATAACTTAGCGATAGCTAATAGCTCATCACTATCATTATAAAGTCCGACTTGTGTGATAAAAGTTTTAGGGTCTTTGAAGAAAGTTCCTTGTGTAAAAGAACCATCTGAGCCAGTAAAGAAAGTTGGATTAGAACTAAAATTAAATTTCTTGTTGTTTACACGAACAAAGTAACTTGTTGAACTAATTTCTTCTTCTCTACGAGCTGCGAAGTATTTACCTGTTCCAACCGTTCCTGAACCACTCACGATAGAATTAAAGAATCTTTGACTATTGTTATCGTTGGCATTTGTGCTCGTTAAAGTAACAATAGATGCGGATACTAATGTAGCTGGATTTAATAAAATTAATCCCAAATCAGGATAAAATAATCCATAAGCACCTGGCCCTTGAGCTGTCGCTGCTGTTGCAACTCCACCTGCTACGGAACCACTAACAACATTAAATACTCTACCACCCTCATTTACATCAGGTGAAGTGTTTGTTGAACTATCATCAATCAGACGAATAGCATCTCCTCTATGTCCTGATGGAACTAATAAACTTCCACTACCAAGATTTAACTCCCAATTACCTGGGTCAATCTTTTCTCTCATACGAGCTCTTTGAAACGATACAAAATAAAAATCATCTGATGTTGAACTTGCTCCTGTAAAAGTGAATTTATCTGTATTAGGTGGTAGTAAAACATTAGCAAATTGTCTATATAGTGCTGCTGATTCTCTATTTCCTGCGGTTGTATCGGTTGTGTTTCCTAATGAACCACTTCCACCGAAACTTGCATATCCGATAGCAAATTGAACTTCTGCTGCTGTATCGGTTGCTGGGTTTGATTTATAAATATCTTTAACGTGTGCAGTTGTGTCTGCTGATGATGTGAAAAATGTTGTTAAAGTTCCTGAACCACCCGACCAAAGTCCACTTGAAACTGTTGTTCTTTGATTTTCAACTATATCGTTTTCTCTATCAAATCTTTGAAATACTGACATTACTTATTACTCCTTATAATTTACTTGGGTCTGCTTTTACGGTAATCGGTATGTTAAAGGTTGCGCCTGTTTCTCTACCTATTACTGTAATATTGGTTTTAGTTTCTTTCGTTGCTGACCTTGAAATAAGTTTTATTGATTTTCCTGTTATGGTCAATGAACGTTTTCTATCTGCTTCATTTAAGAATACTGGTGTAGTTGCTCCTCTACCACCACTCCCAAAAGCTCCACCTTCCGGCGTTATGTTTGCTAAATCTGAATTCTGTAAAACAAATGTAAATGACTTATCAACACCATTTCTTGTGTTTGGTGAAATAGTTTGAACTTGTCCTGCTCCATTGAAAGTCAATTGTGCATTTGGAACTTCCAAGATAGGAAGTTTTGCTGTTTCCTTTGGAAGTGTTGTTAATTTATATCGCATTAATTGATTTTCATCTACGAATGCTTCTAATATAGGCATATTTTCAATCACCGCACCATAGTAGTTTGAACCATTAGTGTGTGTTGTGTCCCATAAATTATAATCAATCTCATCATCTGCTAATGCAAATTTTGTGATTTTAAATTCATTCTGCCCTCTTGCCAAAAGTTCACGACCTTTTTTTGTCAAAATTGCGTCTACTGTTATACTCGTGTTGTCTAAAAATCCCATTTTTTATTTGCTCCTGTGGAAATTATATAACTATTCTTATTCATTAATAAATATAAGAAAAGTAAATTTTCCATATGTTTTATTCTGTTCTTAGTTTACTTTGTTCTGAGTCTTGTGTTACTAATGTAGTTGGTGCTACAATCGTTACTTCAACCGGGTCTTTCCCATCAATTGTGTTATTTCTCGTTAGTGTTGTTCCTTGATAAAATGCTCTAAATAATCTCGTATCGTGTGCCATACTTTGAACTCTTGAAGCAGAGTATTGATAACTACCACTTAACCTTAACGCATTACCATCACTTGTGTAAAAATAATTTCTTTCTTCATTATGTTCTGCTACCCTTGAGTGTGATACATTAGTTTGTAATGCTTGTGTAAAGTGGTCATTTATACCACCAATCTCAACACTAGCTGTCGCATACAAGGTTCCAAATTCTTGTTTTGGATTTAATTTATTCAAATGAACTAATGAAGGAACTCCCAATACACCCAACGCATCTGAACCTGATGAGAAATCATTTAGATTAACTCCACCATTGTAAGTATCATAACTACCAAATGTTTGAACTATATTATCTGGCGAACCACTAATAAATCTTGTTACTTGAATTCCGTCTTCAAATATGTTTGCGTTTTCATAATAACGATTATCAACTTCTGGTCTGTCTCCAATAATTTGTTTGGAGCGTTCTAATATATTTGGCTCAATTAAAATACCTGTTTGAGAATCTACTCTCGCAGGAAGTAATGACTTTACTTGTTTGAATATACTTGAATCATAGTAAGACAATATTTTCATATAGTCCCAAAAATTATTTGAATTGGTATATCGTTTGAAATATTCATTTCTTAAATCTCTTAAATCTTTGTATTGAACTTTAAATTCATCTCTTGGGTCACCAATGTAATCATCAAAGTTAAAATCTGCTATACTATAAACAATATCTTCATTTACCACATCAACTGGTGAAAAGTAAACACCAACTTTATTACTGTCGATTGGCGCAAAGTCTTGTGATGATTTTTCTTTTCTGTTGTCTGGCAACAATGGTTGTGTAATAGTGGTATCTTCTATTCTAATCTTGGTTGCATTTCTACGATTAGGACCAACATTCGGCACCCTTAATTGTTCTTTATCAACTAATGTTCTTGAAAAATTACCTGTAAATCCATTGATACTTGCTCCAATTGAACCTGTTTCATACGTTTGAATATGTGCTACATTGGATAATGTAGGAAATGCTTGTAAGCTTTTATTATCATTTAATTCATAACGAACAAATAATTTGTCATATGATGATGAATAACTATTTCCGTTATATGCTTTAGGTGTTCTGACGTGATTATCAAATACACTTGAACTCAATGGTTCTGACCATAAACGATACTCCATCAATGAACCACTAAATTGTGTTCCAAATCTACTACCACTACCACCCAAGAATACAAAACCACTTGAAGTAAATGCTGCGTTTAATTGACTACCAGATATATTGTTTGGGTCTGCTACTGCACTTGCGGTGTGTGATGTTAGACTTTGACTATCTTGAAATAATATTGTATTTCTTGTCGCGTCATATTGCTTTGTTGTCAATTCATAAACACTTTGACTTTTTGCCGTATCACTTGGAAGTTGTCCACCAAGAGTTGCTCCGTCCGTTCTATTAGCTCCAGCTTTTCTTGTTAACATTACTGACCACATTTCATCATTGTAAAATGGTTGTAGTGATGAAGTAATATATTGTGTTCCTTTGGAACCACTAATGGTAAACTTTAAGTGTCCGTAGTCATCTGTTGAACCATTGTCTTGTAAAGAAATCCCCCACTCACTTCCTTTTTGTAATATTGCCATTGAGCCAGATGTTCCAACACTATGTGGACTTCTAAATCTAAACTCTACGGTTTCAGGATATCTTGATGTTCCTGCTGTTGTTTTCCAATTTGATTTTATGTATTGTCCTGCCTTAAAGTCTGTGGCTCTTGTAAATTTTCTTTTTATTTCATAACTTACTCTTGTTCCTTTATCTGGTCCACCATATTCACGAACTCTTAGTATTGAGCTTGGTATTCCGTAACAACTTAATAATCCTTTAACCGCTCTTTCTGTTCCTTTTGTTTTTACAAAGAAAGGTAAGTTTGCTAATATTCTTTTCCAAATTTCTTCGGTTACTTGTTCTTGTGGTGATTCATATACTGATGTCCCACTTGAATCATTACCTAACAAATACTCTGGTAGATTTAGTAAATTATTACCAGAATAAAAGTCTAATCCAAGTGATTTTGCATATTCTCTAGCTACATCTTTTGATATACCCTCTGATAAATTTTCTACTCGTTTATTGATATCAGTTATAGATTTTACATATGTCCACACCTCATCAAATTGTTGTCCTGTCATATCCATAAATTCTAAAAATACATTATTACTATCATCATTAGAAACGTGTCCTGGTAATGAATTTCTTAATGAATTCATATTATTCTGGTCGTAGGTTGAAGCGCTCTTAATCATATTACTATACCAAGATGTCGCTTGTGAACTCGTTATAGAATACAATGTGTATGGCGATGTTGTAGTGGACTTTGGCCAAGATGTATCGTGAAATTGTCCAGCTGATGAACTAACATAAGATGAACTTTCGTAATACATATAATGTTCAAACGGGTCAAAAGAATTTTTTACTCTTTGTCTTTTCTTTTCTAAAAATTGTATTTGTGAAGTAGAACTTGTTACCGTCAATAGTGATGCGCTTGCTGCACTATGACTTTCAATTAATTTTAGTTTTTCTCTAAAATTACTAACTCTTCTTTCTGCATTTGAGAAGTTTACAAAGTTTCCAAAACCTGTATCATCTACTTCATCAAATTCTGTTGTTCTTTTTTGATAATCAATATTCGGTTGAACATCTAACAAACTTTGTGATAATATTTTTTGCTCAATTCTATTTGTATCATCTGTTACACTACTAACTAAGTTGTCACGATTTTTGTAATTAGTTCCTTGAAATTCAAGCGTTGGATTGTATTGTAAATCCGACTCAAATTTAGGTAATCTCATATAGATTCCTTCTTTTTCTTGTTCAACAAAAGGTTCTAATCTAATGGTGTCAATGTAATCCGGCAACCTTTTTTCTACAAAATAAAGTCTATCAAGTAGACTAACATTATCACGAAGTGGTTGTTTTGTTTTTACAATTCTTGATTTTCCATCAACACCCAATACATCATTTGTAACTAAACAATATTGGTCATCTTTAACCATATATGTTTTAAATCTTTCTAAATTATTCTTTCTATAAACTACTTTCCAATTTGGAAACTTTTTAGATATACCATCTTCCCCAACGTGTTTTACTAAATTAACTCCGTCATTATATGACAATGAAACTCTAATACGATTACTATCTAATACTTCTGTAATGGTTGCTTTATAGTCTCTTGCTTTCAGTTTTACTGCTACTTCAGCTGCTGTTGTTACTTTCTCTCTTGCTGTTGTAGATGAACCAACACCACTTTCAGTTTCAATCTCTTGGGTGGTTGTATTGACTGCAATTAATTTTTCTAAACCATCCTTTTCTAATAGTTTATTTGTTTCCTCACTTGATTGGAAACCGAGTGAAGTATCAAATGTAGAATCTTCATCTTGTCCACTTTCAACATATTGACTAAATTCTTCTCTCAATGCTTTTACGCCGTCTGGTGGGTCTAATGGGTCAAATCCAGCGTCTTTGGTTGGGTCATTAATAAACTTTCCGTCAGGACCAATTTCTTCTAATACTACACCTTTTGGTCCAACAATAGTAGCTACTTGACTTTCTTCCCTTGTATCTTGAATAGCGATACCTAATGGTAGTGGTTCAACTGGATATTTTACTACCTGACTTTCAATTGGTTTAGAATATGTTCCAATTTTAATTACATCAAGAGCTTCCTCTCGTAATTCTTCTATTATAATTTCATCTGGAGACTTGAATTTTTTAATTTCAATTGATTCTTTTATCTGTGCTAAAGCACCACCTTGTTCGTCTAATGGACTTTTCTTAATATCTACCTTTAATTCTCGGTCTCTCAATTCTGGTCGATTATCGAACCTAACAAACTTTGATAAGTCAGAAGTGGTTATTCCAGCAAATTCTTGCTCTACACCGGTATCTGGCAATTCAACCTGTATACTTAAATCTGGTGATATATCAACAATTTCTGTTCTCACATCCTCAACATCACCTAATATTTCAGGTGGCGATTCTAATTGAGTGTTGGGTTGTGTTTGTTCGGTTTTTGTTGTTGCTTGAATTATAGGTGCTGGTTGTTCTACCACTTGTTGAGAAATCTGCTCAATCGTTTCAGCTACTGAATTTTTAGTTTGTCCCTTAACCTTAGTTTTGGTCCCACCTACATTTCGAATCTGTTGTGGTTCTATTCCTATAAATTTTCTTTCGTCTGCCATTAGTATTGCTCGTTTGCTCGTTCTTGTAATGCTCCGTCTGCTAATGCTCTTTCATTTGGGTCAGGGTCATTTAGTAGTATTTCAATTAATTCTGCCTCTGTGTAATCTAAGAAATCTGTTGCGGCTCCAGCGTTAAGTTGTTGTTGTAAAGTTCCACCAAATTCTTCTTCAAATGTATCTACAATGTCTTCATTGTCTGTGTCTTCATTACCTGTGATTTTATACATATTTGGAATTATTATTTCTGCTCCAACCATATTTTGAGTAAACCCTCTATCCTTTTCATCTATATCAAATTCTAAAAGATATTGGTCTTGTTGATGAAATTTTATCGCTCCTGCATTATTTATAGTAAGTGGTTTATATTCTATCAATTGATTAATTTCTTTAAAGTCGGTTCTGTATTCTTGATTTGAAACTTTTTCATCTATTTCAATTTTCATTTCCGTTCTGTCAGGAGAAGTTTCTGTTAAAATGTATTTTAAATCTCTTGGGAAAAGTTCAACTTCTTGAACTTTATCTGTGCCTGATGTTTTATCACCTGACATTTTGGTATAGTATCTTTTTACAGTATCAATAATTTTTACTTTATAATCGCCTGTCCAAACTTGTCCATTTCCGTCTACGAGTATCGTTCTTTCTCTACCAGCCAATCTTCTTAAAAATTTGTAAACTACCTTATACTCTCCCTCAACCAATCCCATATCTCTAAGGTGTTGACCAACATTAACATCTATAAAGTTACCACCATTTTCAAGCTCTACTTCGCCTAATGATAAAATTTTTGTTCCCAATAAATTAGCATTATCTGCTGATGTAGAGTCTGGTGAATAAACGTGAAGAACAATAAAGTCATTTAAAGTATCTCTACCGAAACTACTATACACTCTTTGTTGGTCAAAGTATGTGTTTCTTTCTGCCTGTGTAAATCCGTATTCTCTCATTACTCGTTTGTGTCTTTCTTAGTTTTGTTAACTGACATATGGAAATCCAAGTTCTAACCATATTTCTTGTCCACGTCTGGTATGGTATAATTGTCTATTAATTACATCATTATAGGCGAACCCATTTATATTTTTTTTTAAAGAACGATAGTTGTGTCTTTTACGACGACCCCCAAAAAGCTTTTTCCTTTTTCCTTTTTTTGTAAACTTTTTAACATCAAGTTTTTTAAGTCTAAACGCTTTCCAACCATCAGCGTTTTTTCCACCTTCTGTTCCTTCAAGTTTAAAGAAGTCCAATATTTTACTATGTAGTAACTCAACTGACATAAGTGGTGTATAGTTGTTATCAAAATATACATTTACAACTTGTATCAAGTAATCTCTATTGTTTGCTTGAAACTGAACTTCATCTTCTGTTCCCTCATCAGTTTCACTATCATCAGTATCACCGGTATCAGT